CCATCCCGCAGAAGAAGGCCACGCTGCTCAATGCCGAGTTCTTCTTGGATCGGGCTGATAAGCAGCGGGCTCGGGAGATGCAGGATATTCAGGCCGAGGCCGCCCGCTTCAACCTGCAGACGGGCGACCGAGCACTTGCTGGAACACGTCGCCATAGACTCCCTGACCGGCCTGCAGTGCCCCCATGGCCTGCTGCTGGCGCTGCTGTTGGAGGCCTGCACCGATCATCTGGGTTCGCAGGGCTTCCTGCAGCGCGGCATTCGGGCCTTGAGCCATACCACGGGCGGAAGAGGCAATGCGGGCCTGCTGCTGGGCGATGCGCTGCTGTTCCGGGGTTAGCCGGGAGCCGGCAAGGAGATTGGATGTCGCGTTCTGGGCGAGGATGTCGGCAATGCGGGTCTGCTCAGGGGCAAAACCTTGGATGGCTGCACGGGCTTGCGGCCCGAGCTTGGCAATGTCAGCGATGTCACCGGCGCGGGATGAGGCACGGCTTGCGGCCTCGGTGCGACCCATTGCCGGCGCAATCTGCTCCTCGTACAGCTTCAGCAGCTCCGGGGTCGCCTGCTTCAGCATATCAATGGTCAGCGCCTGATACTTTGGCGCAAACTGTGCCTCGGCGGCGTACTTCTCCGGCGCCAAATCAATTTGGCTGCGGAGTGTGTCCCGGGTTTCCTGGGCGTAGTTGCGTGCTGGAGGTGCTTCGACTGTCATATCATTTTGGAGGCCACCTTGTAGATCGGCATCGAGCCTTTCTTGTAGGTGGTCAGTTTGCCGTTGCGATAGCCGATGGCCGGGAGGATTGCAGCCTCCGGTCGGTCGTGGAAGAACTTAGCCGCTACAGCCATCGCAAATACCGCGCTGTCGGCAGCGAACTGGTGCCAGTACCAGTAGTCGCCCTCCGGATCGCTGGGCTGCCATGCCCATGCCTGCGGATTCGGGCTGAGTTGACGCCAGCCTACCAGCACGGCCACCACGTGGTCGTCCTGGCAGGCGATCTTGAGCGTGCCCTGTTCCGCATGGAACAGCACGTAGTCCTCAACTGCCTCGCGGGTCCATCCCTTGAAGCTATCGGGCACCTTTGCCAGAAGGTAGTCTGTGATCTGGGGGATCATCCCTGCGGCAGGTTTCTGGTTTGGAACTCGGTGTTGATCTGGCCGGAATCACCGTTTATTGGGTCAAACACTTTGACCGATATCACGATGACCGGGTTGTTGATGGCAGCCTGGCCGATGATTGAGTACAGCGTGAACTGAGTCGCGTAGGTGTTGAAGGCCGACGTGTTCAGCACCGGGTCAATGGTTTGGGTTTTCGGTGCAACCCGGAACTTGACCGTTTTGCCGACCGGGTATTCCAGCCCGTTGTCATTGTCGACGATTGTCAGCAGCGACGTGTTGGGGTTCACCACCGGCTCGTTTGAGTAGGGGTCGATGGTGTACATATCCGGGAACACATACGGGATGTTCGTCGGAACACTGACCCCACTGTCAGCAGAGTTGAACCATGCGTCGTGCATTAGGCCAAGAAGTTGGGGATCTGCTTGCCGTAGATGTTTGACCCGATACAGGCGAAGACAAAGAGGTCTGCCTTGTTGGCTCCGGTAGTCAGCACCGGACCTACGCCGCCCTGCCAGTAGATGGTTTTGCCACCGGACGCGGTGAATGCAGCGGTCAGGTTTCCACCGGAATCCTGCTTCACCTTCACCAGCACGGTCTTGCCGTCGTCATTGGCGTTGAATGTCAGCGTGATGGTCGCATTGGCCGCCGGAGTCAGGTTCCAGGTAAGACTGGTACCGGCGTTGACGGTGGGTGTGGCCGAGCTGCTGGCCTGCGGGGCCGTGGAGAGCTTGGCCGACGTGACCGAGTTGTCCTTCAGCCGGATGGTGCTGCCGCTGGTCTCGATGGTCGTCTCATCGGGAACCAAGGAGAGCATGGTCTTGACGTTGGCCACCGTCAGGTCAAGGGCTACTGCGGCGGAACCGGTGTTGTTTCCCTTGATCGTGTTGGCCGCCATCGTCGCCAGCTTGGCGTTGGTGACCGCGGCGTCATTCAGCTTGCTGGTGGTGACAGAGAGATCCTGCAGCGCCGCGGTGTTCACCGAGTTGGCGCCGATGGTCAGCGTGCCGCCGTCGATGGTGCCGGTGATGTTGACCGTGGGCGTACCAAGGAGGTTGAGCGTCGAGGCCGACAGCGTGGTCGTCGGGCTGATCGTGGTGCCTGGGGTGACGTTTACGAAGAGTGGCATGGTGGTTTAGACGTCGTTCTTGCCGTAGAGTCGGAATGCGATTCCGATGACCTTGGCGCTGTAGATGTCGAGAGAGCCCTGGTCGGTGGTGATCAGGGGCTGCACAGAGGCCGAGTGCTTACGCAGGCGGGCCTTGTGGCTGAAGAACTGGTGCAGGCCGGCCTTCCACCCGTTGTTGCCGCAGCGGAACTGGGTGGTCACCGAGTAGTCCTCGCGGTACGGGGCCAGGAAGTTGTCGGCGGTGTTGTTGGTGTTGTAGGTGCCGCTGCCGTAGGTGTAGTAGACCGTGCGGTCCTTGGTCTGGTTGGTGGCCACCACGTAGGACTCGTTCACACCGTCGAACTGCGCGGTGATGGAGTACTGGGTGTTCCAGTTGCCCAGCTCAAACTGGATGTCGGTCCACTGCTTGTGGTCGACGTTGTCCTCCCCGGTGTAGCCGCGGAAGCGAACCTCGGTGCTGATCTGGGTCAGCACTCCGGTGCGGTCGACGTCAACGAGGCCAAGCGGGTCGAACTGATGGATCAGGCCGCTCTGGTCGGCCCAGCAGAGCGTGTCGGTGCCTGCCACGATGACGCGGCACCAGTACTTCGGAACGAGCAGCGAGCCCTCCCAGTAGCCTTCCCAGGCCTTGTTCAGGAAGTTGTAGCAGAGCGTGCGCTGGTTGGTGCCGTCACCGCCCTCGACCGGGACGCTCAGGATGTAACGGTTGGCGAAGTAGGCGGCGCAGGCGTTGCCCCAGTAGGCCTGGTCGATGTCGTCGACGATGTTCTGGATCTGGTCGGACAACGGCACCACCACCGACTGGCTGATGCCGAACTCGGTCTGGCGCAGGCTGATGATGCCGCGCTGGGACAGAAAGATGACGTCGGAGCCAGTGCCCGCAATGGATGACTGCGAGACGCAGCCGAACTCCCGGGTGATCTCGGTCAGGCGGGTGGTCGACAGGTCTCCGTAGAGGTTCTCCACGGCCAGCACCGAGCGCTCCTTGAAGACCAGCAGTGTGGTGCTGTTGAACGGGTACAGGGCCACCACCCGGTCATTGCTGCCGGTGTTGAGCTTGAACTCGTTCAGAATGGGCGAGTAGTGCAGGGGGTCCAGCACGTCGGACACGGCCAGGTAGTCGTTGCCGTAGAGCAGCAGCAGGCGGTTCTGGAAGTACAGCCCCTCGCGGCCCGGCGGCACCGAGGATCCGGATGCACTGGAGCGCTTGATGCTGCCGGTGACGTTGGACGTGGTGACATCCACCAGGGTCGAAGGCATGGCCACCGAGGCAGCGGGTGTCGTTGAGTAGACGCCCGCATTGACGATGGTGACCTCACTGACTTTACCGTCGGTCAGTGTGGCGGTCAGGCTGGCGGCCACACTGGATGTGCCAGTGACCGTGATCACCGGGGCCGAGAGGTAGCCGGATCCTTGGTTGAGGATCGTGACCGAGTTGATCGTGATGTTGGGCGACGTTCCGGCGGTCGTGAGCTGGATGACTGCCCGGCTGGCGTCGTTCAGCGAGTCGGTCTCCTCGGTCGTGCCCGAGAACAGGCGCAGCGTGTTGTTGTCGACCGGGTAGACGTAGTAGATCTTGTTGGTGACGTTCGCCCCACCGTTGTTGACGCTGGATAGCGTGACCTGATCGCCCGGGATGAAGTTGTGGTTGAAGACCGAGATCGTGTCCGCGGTGGGCTCCGAGCTGTTGATGGACAGCGTGGACGGGATGCGGTCGAAGCCGGCGTCGAGCGCAGACGGGTTGGCAGCCGTGCTCTGCATCAGGATCGGCATCCCGTCGTTGAGGTTGTTGACGATGTCCTGGGCTAGGTCATAGCCGGTCGTGTTGCTGGCCAGCTCGACGTAGTAGCGGGCACCGTTCTCCGGGGACAGGTTGAGCCGGTTGGTGCCGGCCTGCGCGTCCAGTAGCGTCAGGTGCAACGAGACCTCGGTGTTGACCACGTTGACGTAGAGCTGGAAGGCCTGACCGGCGCCCGGGCTGCCGGTCCATAGAGGCTGCGCTGCCCCGATCTGGCCGAGGTTCACGATGTCGCCCGTGGCTAGGTCGGGCAACACGTTGAGATTGATCTGGGTCGAGTCCTCGTCGGACAGGATGGATTCGTCCTCGCATAGGATATCGAAGCCGTCCTCAAGCAGGATGGAATCGTAGATGCCGGAGGTCGAGTCGAAGTAATACCTCGCATTCCCCGGGCGCAGCATGACCACGCCGTTGGTGGCCTGAATGAGCCGCACCGGCAGGTAGATGTCGTGCCCGTTCATGGGCACCTCTACGGGCGATTGGTTGGGCCGGATGCACCAAATCTTGCCCTGGCCGCCGTCGGATGAGCGCTCCTCGTTGACCGCCACCAGGAGTGCGTTGGCACCGGTGTCGGGGTCGCGGTACTGCAGGACGCCCAGGATGTCCTCAAATGGAGCGGTCGATGCGTAGAACTGCACCGTCTTGTTGGCCGGTGACGGGCTGAAGCTGAATGATGCAGTGCTGAAGGCAGCGTTGGCATTGTCGTCCAGCGTGCAGAGCGTTCCGTTGGAGAAGATCTGGGTGTTGGCGTCGACGTCGCAAACCACCTGCGAGTTGGCCGGGATCTGAGTGCCGGAGACGGGCACGCCTACCGATGAGCCGGCGGTCAGCGTGACGATGCGCGATCCGACTGACCAGCGACCGCCCCACTTGGGCTGCACGATGCCCCAGCGGTTCTTGATGACCTGATCCTCGAAGCGGCGATTGACGGCGTTGGATACGTAGGAGGCCGGGATCAGCGCCGGGTCAATGCGCGATACCACTCCGATGAATCCATCGTCAATTGCACCGATTTGAGGCAGGTCAGGCATATCACCGGGAGGGCACGATTATCTGGCGCACATATTTCTCCTGTAGCGACACCTTGTCGATCTCCTTGGTGAGTTCAACCTCCCCTAACTCCAAGAACTGGTTACCCAAGTCGATCTTGCCGTCGACCCGCAGCATCTGGCCCGCGGCCTTGAGTGCGCAGATCTCACAGAAGCGGTACGGGAAAGCGTAGGCGGTGGCCTCGGCGGAACTGGACAGGAGCGGCGGTGTCTTGCGGAACTCGAGCCAGACGTAGGGCAGCTCGGCTGTGACAAGGATGCCGTTGTCGGTGAAGGTGTAGGGGGCTTCCTGCTGGCGCCAAGACACGCGGGGGTCGCCCGGCCACACCGAGAAGGTCTCGCCGATGGGGATGGCCCGGGTGGTGCCGTTGGGGTTGTTGGTCTGCGATATGTTGCGCAGGAACTTATTCAGCACACCCCAGTAGGTTGTGTCGGTCGGCACGGTTCCAGCCGGCGGGATTGCGTAGGCTTGGTAGTGCTCCTGGGTAACCGGGTAGAGCACGGTGTCGCCGATGCTGTATGCGGTGCTGAAGTCCCAGTTGCCGTCAGTGTTGCCGTAGTCGGGCAGCGCCTCGGCCCAGTAGGTCGAGTTGAGCGAGCCTTTGGGGCCGTTGATCGTCGGGGTCTGGCCGGCGAGCGGTGTGAGGTTGACCCACTGGTAGTACTTCTCCTCGACCGGGTAGTACACCACGTCACCGGCGTTGTAGGTCGCGGTGTAGGTGTAGGTCTGTGCGAAGAACTCTTGCTGGTAGACCGTCTGCTCGGGCCAGTCGAAGCACTCCCAGGCGCTCCGCAGGCTCATTGAGATGAACGTGCGGAAGAAATTGGACTCCTCGGTGGTTAGCGTTGAGAAAACGCGCCCAGTGAGCTCACAGGCGCGTTGCAGGACATAGTCGTAGGTGACGGTTCTCATTTGCTACCAGGCTTTGCAGGACCAGTACTTGGCCGAGAGTTTTGATCCCGGGTTGTCACAGCCGTGACGAGCGCGGAAGTTGGCCCGTCGCTCCGGGATGTGCTTCTTGATGGTCATGTCCGGGTCGCCAAAACGCACGAGCTTAACCTTGCCGTTTTCCTTGGCCAGCACGGCGGACTTCTTGGACTCCCCGGGAGTGGCCTTGGGCTTGTTGTAGCCCGAGAACTTGTTGCCCTTGTAGTTGATCATTGGGACTTCGGAAGCACATACCAACCAGCCGGCAATACCACGGTCGACGGCCCCACCAGCTTCTTGTCCTTGTCGAATCCGTACACGCTGGCCTTGGTGGGCTTGGCGAGCATCACCGGATCACCGGAAGGGACCAGGACCACCTTGGTCATCTGGCAGCCCAGGCAGATCGGCAATGCGAGCAGCCATATCATCCTTGAGAGGTTTGGGTGCATTGCCGTGTTGGACATCGGTGGGTGGTGTTTCGCGGAACCAGTCGAGCAGGGCCCGCAGGATCTGGTAGATCCAGTTCACTCGGGCTTCTTGATCTCCAGCTTCTCGCTGGCATCCTTGGCCATGACCAGGCCGATGCCGGCGGAGACAGCCGCGATGGTGGACGTGATGTCAACCGAGGTCGTCGGGTCGCCGTCGAAGATCGCTTTCAGCGTGCCGCCAACGGCGACGAGGATGGCGCCGATACCGGCCAATGTGGTCTTGGTGTTTCTCATTTTTTCCAGGCTTTGTAGAGCGCGATGCAGGCCGCAATGAGGCCGACCACGGCGGAGATGAAGCGGATGCCGTCGGTGAGCTGGGGGAGCAGCGAGGCTGCTGTGGCTGCTGCCGCGGTTCCCAGCGAGATCGCTAGGCCGTTCGTTCCGCCGTGGTTGGTTGCGTCCATTTACTCTGAGGATTTGGGTGTCTGGGAGTTGATGACGGCGTTCTCGATGATGTCGTAGAGCGGCTGGCCGATCCTGATATTTGGTACGCCTCCAGCCTTCATGGCGATTTCGACGAGTTGGGCGAGCTGCTGGGCCTGTTGCAATGTGAGTTCGATCTTGATCATATCAGGCCGCAGTGTCGGAAACGACAGGCTGCTCCGCAACCAAAACCGGCTCAACCTGAGGCAACATCGGAGGCACGATCATGGCGGGAGGCACCGGCGGCACCCACGGCAGCGGCAGCACCACAACCGGCGGGTCGATCTGGTTCTGGATCTGGAGCGAGACGTTCGCCTCGATGGCCGCTTGATCGACTCCGTTCTGATAGCACCAGTCCAGCACCTGCTGCTCGGTCAACTGGTCGTAAGGCGTGAAGCTGCCACTCGGAGGAGCGAATGAGCAGGAGCCGTAGCAGGTGCCGCTGTAGGTCTGCTCGGTGTCTCCGCTGCCGGTGGTTTCGGTGCCGTTGCATCGCCAGTCGGCGGTGATTACGACATCGGTGAGAGTGCCTTCGGTGGGTTTAACCAAGAGGCGTTCGATGATCCAAGAGATGTTCATGGTGGTATGGATTAGGCGACTTTGACGATGATCCGCGCACGGCCATCAGCGTCGATGCCGATGACCTTACCGACGGCCAGTTGGTACTGATCAAAGGTAGGATTGCTGACAGAGATTCCTTTGATTCCAGTTCCATCGACAACCGGCACGATGTAGTCACCAGCCTTAGCTCCAGTCACGTTTACGGGAACCTGACCGGCAAAGGCGATACGATCAACAAGCTGTCGAGCGGCTTCAAGCGCATCACCTTCAAGATCAATGCCCCACTTGTCGTTACCGACGTAGGAAGGATCGGTCGATTTCACAACGAACGAAATCGCATCGGCGAACACGTTGGTCAGCTTGCCATTCGCGTCGATACCGGCCACATCGCCCTTCGCCAGAACGAAGTCGGAGCATTTGACCATGTATTCAGCATAGTCAGCACCGGAAGCGTTAAGGGTTCCACCAGCGTTGATTGATCTTCCTGTGACTGAATACTTTCCAATAAAAATCGCGGGAGTATTCGCACTCCACCCTTCGGCATCCGCAGAATATGCGAGCAACGAACGGCTTCCGGTTGAACTGCTTGAAATCTCAAAAAGACCAGTTGCAACAGCAATGGCTTTCTGGAACTTATGCAAAGAGCCACTCGTCGTCCCCACCAACAGATTCCCGCTCGCGTCGAGCGTCATGCTGACATCTGTAAGATTGCGATAGAAATTAATCGCAGCCTCATTGCTAAGACCACTTGCAGAAGTCGTAGCGTGGATATTTAGATCGAACGGAGAGTCATAATTCTTGCCGATCTTTGCTCCACGAACACTGTTGGTATCAGTGGCAAGATTGAAATAGAGGTATTTGAATCCACTGGTTCCGGTAAGTGCAGCGTTTCCTAAAACATCGAGCTTAGCCGCCGGACTCGCAACCCCCACGCCCAGCCCCGTAGAGTTGAGGGTCATGGCGGTGGTAGCGTTGATTCCGAAAACAATCGGAGTGTTATTCCGATTGAAAACGTATGCCGTAGAATCGCCAGATCCACCAACACCAATGTCAAAACCAGACGGGTTCTGAGTCGATGCAGTGCGGATGAAACACGAATTTCCAGCGTTTTCCAAATGCAGCTTTTGAGAAGGTAAAGCTGTTCCGATTCCAACGTAATTGTTCGCCGAATCGACAAACAGCGTGCTCGTATCCACCGTCAGATCGCCGGTGATGGTGGCGGAGGCGAGCGTGGCAGTGCCGCCTGCGCCGAGGATTTGGTTCACGGTCACCTTCTTCGTGGTGCCGCTCGCCGCCATGCTGTTGTCCAGCAGGTCGACCATTGGGATAGGGAAGGTTGCGACATTGATCGGGTTTGCACCGATGGCCGCTAGGGCTGTGATTTTCGTGTCTGCCATGGCTAGTTTGCTTGAATGATGAGTTTTCCGTCGTCCTCTTGCCGCAGGAATATGGTTCCATCCTCCAGCATCAAGGAATCAAATGTGCCGTATGTGATGACGATCTTGTACGTCGGCTGCCCTTCATCGTACTCAAGAAGAGTGAAGCCCTCGTCCTCTCGCAGCAGGTCGCGCCGGATGATAGGCAGGTCGGCGCCGCCGCCAGCCCCACCGAGGGCTTGCTCGACGCCGAGTCCTAGACCTAGTCCGAGACGCATTTTAGACCCACTTGCGGTTGTAGGCGATGATCGCCCCGGAGGACACAGCCACCGAGGTGAAGACGCCCGAGATCGAGTCTCCGGCCTGAATGGTCACGCCGGAGGGAAAGTTGGTGATGTTGGACGAGACGGCGCCGAGGATGGACGTGGCGACGGCATGGATCTCCATGTAGTTGCCGGTCACGGTGCCCGCGGAGGCGTCGATGTACCGGCCACCGTATTCGCCGGCCAGTTGGCGGTTTGATCCGACATTCATAGGGAGAACTTCTGACTGCTTCGTTTTGTGCCACCGCTCCATCCAACCTGCAAGCGTGTAGCCCCGCAGCGCACTCGCACCTCGGGGTTATCGCGCTCTACTTCTTTGAGAAACTGGGAATCCTTCCAGCAATCGTACCCCAGTTTATGCCCCCAGGCATGGTAAAGAGTAGGGTCGATACGCATCCGCAGGCGTCCGATACCGTCAACGGAACGAATATCGCGCTGCGAGTCCTTGGCGATGCGCTTCTGGTCAATGCCGGCCTTGACCCAGTCCTTCTGGATGCCGGATTGGAACTCCTTGATGATGGCGCGGCGCAGTTCGCCGGGCATATCGTCGAGGGCGCTTGCGATGACGGAGGATGCGGAATTGTGAGCCATGAGAAAGGAAAGAGGGGGAGGCCCGGAGTGGACCTCCCCCGTTGAAACTAAGACTAGCTCGCGCCGTTGAACATACCAAAGCCGCTCGGGTTCTTCACCACGAGACCGGCAATGGCCTCGACGAGGCGGGCAGGGCCGCCGCCGGCGTCGGGCAGATCCTTGACCTGCGGGAGCTTGGCGTAGCGCACCTCGACCATGTCCATGGGAATCACGTAGCCCTTGTAGGCCTGAGCGGACAGCGAGGTGCTGTTCTTGCCACCGACGAAGGTCGAAGGGTGCAGGATCAAGCGACCGAAGTCGCCCTCGAAGATGTCGATGGACGCCTTAAAGGTGTCGGCAGACAGGTCCTGGTTGAAGGTGCGGACGCTGGTAGCAGCGATAGCATTCGTATTGACCACCTGAGTAGTGCCGGAGGCGGTCAGGTTGGTGAACGCACGCTTGAGCGTGGTGCCCAAGATACAATCGTAGTCGCGGAAGGTGCCGGTGGCGCTGTAGATAGCGGTCAACACGTTCTGGGCGGTGGCCTCAGTGAAGGATGCGCTGGCAGTGGTATCGACCGCGCCGGAGGCAGGGAGGAACGGAGAACCGGAAGCGCACGCGCCGATGTTGGAGGCGTTGGTGCTGTTCAACCAGTTACCCATCGAGCCGGTCAGGTAGGCGTTGGTCGAACCGTTGTCGGCTTGGGCAGCTTGGTTAGTACACATAAATGTACTCTCCATATCACGTTTAATTTCGACCAATTTTTTAGCTATGCCGTTAGCTAATTCATCACTCACACCAGCGACGTCCTGGGTCTCAGCGATGAAACCAATACGCAAATCACGGCGGAAGGCCTGGCCGTAGTTGTTCAGACGGGTCCGGTTGACCACCGGGTTCGAGGCACTGGACACGGTCACGTCGGTGCCGTCGACCACGCCGGCAAGCACGGGGGCACCGTAATTGTCGACCTGCCAAGAGAACTGCATATTGCCGATGTCACGGCCCTTCGGGGCCATGGACACGAACGGGGTCGACTTGGCGTCGACGATGGCGATGTAGTCCGCCAGATCTTCACGGGCGGACGAGGTTGAAGCGAGCGGCACAGAGCCGCCCTGGTTGGGCTGGAGTAGGGGCATGACTTAGAGCATCCTTTTGAGTACTTGGGCTAATTCGGTGGTCGTCCCGGACTTTCGGAACTGCGACTTGGCGTTGTCCAGGCCGACCTTGGCCGCATCCTTCTTTGCAGGGATTGCGGTGGGTCGACCGGGCTGACTGGGTGCCTTGACCAGTGGGCGGGTGGCAGATGGCTTGCCCTTGGCGGACTCCTGTGCCAAACGCAATTTGCGCCCGGCAATGAAGTCACCGACCAGCACCTGGTACTCCGGCAGTGAGGCAATCTGCGGCAGTTGCCGCAGGACGGCCTGCGCCTCGGTGTACTCGGCAGCCGAACGGTCTTTCCACCATGGGTAGAGCTGCTCGGCGATGGGCTTGATCTGCTGGTAGTTCTGCAGGAAGCGAGCACGGTTGGGGATGTGCAGGTCGATGGCGTCTTCTACACGCCGCTTGATCTGCTTCACATCCTCCGAGCTGTACTCCTTGCCCTCTACTTCGCAGCCGTCGATGTTGTCCTCGCACCACCGTTTAAGATTCCGGGCCTTGCTCCACTCATCGTTGAGTTTGGACACTTCCCAGACATCGGCAAACGGGTCTGCTGCGGACTGCACCGCGGTCGGCCTGTCGTTGGTCTGCTCCAGCTTGGTCTTGGCGTCGTTGAGCTCACGCTCGAGCGCCTCGGCCTTCTCCAGCGCCTCTTTCTTCTGGCGCGTGAGCTTGTCGATGCGTTTGCGGAAGCCCAGCGAATCCTCGTCGCTGTTCTCTTCGGTCTCGGAAAGAACCTCCTGCTCAGGCGACTCGGCCTGAGCGTCCGTTTGTTCTGCGGTCGGCTCCGCATCCTCGGCCTGATCGTCCACTGAAGTGGCTTCCGGCTCCGGCGCTTGTCGCTCGACTGCTGATGCCTTCTCTTCCTCCCCGCTGAATCGTGACTTCAGTAGCTTGGCCAACGCCGATTCGTCGAACTGCATCGGGTTGATTGGGGGCTGTGCCGTGTTTTGGGCAGGTGTCGCTTCCTGTGTCGTCGGGATGTCCATGCTTTTAGACCCTGCAAGCCGGGTATTCTGCGCCATGGTTATTGAAGGCCAACCAAGAAGCCGTTGTGTGAGTGAGAGCCTAGAATTGACCGGAAGTCAACTCCCTCCCGTTTCTTAACGCACTGATTTGTGCGATGAGATCCTTGATTGCGGCTGCCCGGCCTGCGTTGTAGGCACGGTCCTCCGCGGAAAGCGATGGGATGATGGCGTTGTGCACCTCATCCCGGAGTGTGTCGTCGATGAGCTGGCCCATGGCCTTGAGCACGGGGTGCTCCTCGGACACGGACAGGGCCTCGGAGAGCTGTTCGTCGGTCAGTTTCATTGGACTCCGAGGCGGCCAGTGACGGCGTTCTGCTGTTGTTGGACCGAGAACTGCAGGTTCTCAATGTACTTCTGCAGGTTGGCTTGGAAGAGCGGGTCCTGCTGAAGTTGGGCCTGATATTTAGGGTTGGACTGCAGGACCTGCTGGCTGAATTGGAGGCGCATAGGCGCGGTGGGGTCGTTCTCCCGGAGCTGCGGCGGGTTGCCGAGGGACATGAGCGCGATCTCGTCGTTGGTCTCGTTGAACATCTTCTGCGCGGCGGGGCCCTGCTGCATGACCAGCTCGCTGGCCAGGGTCGGGTCGATGGCCCGGAGAGCAACGGAGATGAGCTTGGCGCGGTCGATGACGCCGGCAGTGTCGAGGGGGAGCACCAGGGTGCTGATGGCCTTGAGCTTCTCGGTCACGAGGTCGGTGGAGAGCTCGCGGATGTCGAACTTGAGCATCACGTCGAAGTCCTGCACGTCCTGCGGGAGCGGGGTGGCCGAGGCCGTGATGCGCTGGATTTCGGCGGGCCCGATGTACTGGAGGGTGAGCGCGAGGACCTGGCGGAAGGCCTCGGTCCAGCCATGCAGCCAGTTGTTGATCAGGCGCTGCTGGCGCATCTGGGTGATCACTGGGGGGACCTTCTCGGTCGGGCGCCCGAAGTAGCGGTCGGTCTGGGCCTCGATGGCTGCGATGAGTTGGAAGGCAACGCCGGGCTCGCGTGCGGGCGGTGCCAGGAAGCCGATCTCGCCGCGGCGCAGGACCGGGATCTGGATGGCGGGACCGATCTTGAGGTTGCCACCGCGGGTCTTGGGGACCTCGATGGGGGGCAGGGTGGCCAGGGACGTGTAGTCGAAAATGGAGTCGCGCTGGGCCTTGACCTCGTGCTGCCAGGTGGAGCAGACCTCGGGCACGCCACGGCTCTCAGTGATCTGGCGGTGGATGAGCTCGGAGCGCCAGACAACGAAGGGATACTGGCCGTGCGCGTAGTCGAGGGCCTCGAAGTAGCCCCACTTGTCGCCGACCTGGGGGCTGAAGACGGTGTAAAAGACGCCGGGAATACCGTCGGAGTCGACGGCTTTTTGGTAGGCGTAGCAGACCTCGATGAGGTTCTCGCGGTCGAGGATGCTGTTTTCGGCAAGGCCGACGGCGCCGTACTGGAAGGCAGCGTAGTCCGAGAAACGGCCCATCGTGTTGATGGCTTCCTGCGCCCACTCGGCGTCCCACTCCTCGGTCTCGACCTTGTTCAGGAGCTGGGCCTCGGTCATGTAGAACCGGCGGAAGACCACCCGGGCGGACTGGATGTCGGTGGTCTCGGGCGGGAAGACCAGCTCGTCCCAGGGTGCGAGGGCTGCGACCATGGGCTTATTGGTGACCATGGTGGGGATCGGGAACTCGCACTCGCCCTCGGTGCGCAGGTCGCGGATGGCCTTGAGGGCCCGGCGCTTGCGCAGGTTGGGGAAGGCAGACAGGAGGAGCTCCGCGGATTGGTCGTCGGCCTCGGGGTTGGCGATGAGATTGGGCAGGTCGGCCAGAATTGAGTCCGCGGGCGATTGGGCGGCCAGTGCCATGATCTGGTCCATGGTCAGGTACTGCTCCTTCTGCCCGAGCTCCTGCTGCCAGGTGACGTGGACGCCGGCCCAGCCGTAGGTCCAGAGATACTGGGAGAGCAGCTCGACCTCGCGGGTGAGGTCGTTGTACATCCGAGCGTTGACCGTCCAGTCCATCAGGTTGTGCGCGGTGACGGCCTGGTCGAGCTGGCTGATGTTGGTGGGCGAGACGCGGAGCATCGAGCGCCAGAAGGAGGTCGAACAGAGGTCGACGAGGCCGTTGATCACCTCGTCGGCAAGCGGGATACGGGTGTCGGAGGCGCCGTCCCAGGGGAAGGCCGGCTTGTTGCGGTTGGAATCATTCCACTTCTTTCCGTCGTCGGTCTGACCAGGCCAGCGGCAGTAGCGCACGCTCTCCACATTGTCGACACGGGCGTAAACGCCGTAGTCGGTGGCCGAGCGCCGCAGCTCCTCGGTCAGTGCGCTGACATTGGGCTCGTCGCCGACCCGTGCCATCACGTCGGTCGCTTGCTTGTATGAATCGCCTTGCATGGTCGTTTCTTTTAGTATCCACCGCCGCCGCGACAATCAAAGCCCCCATGGCCTACGAAGGCAAGACCTGAGACCAAAAGCATACCCAGGCAGTCGATGGGATCCTTGGTGCAGCCCTTCTGGCCGTCGCGTCCGGTGTGCTCGGAGAGTGCGTAGATCAGGTTGGCGCAGTCGTCGGTGATATAGAGCGATGGCTCGTTGAGCGGGGTCAGGGGCTGGGTGGCGTCGTAGGAGAGGAGGCTGTTGATTGCGGAGGTGCGCTGGTCGACCGGCACGCCGGGCGCGGGTATGAATGCCATGGGCTCGTCCTGGGGGTTGTCGGATTCGGCCAGGAGGTCGATGAGCGTGGTGCCGCCGGCCTCGGATAGCGCGGGGGAACCGCCGGCCTTGGGGTCGATCAGGCGCATCACGGGCTCGCCGTAGCCGAGGTCGGATTCGATCTGGCGGAAGAGGGCGCGGTACTCGGAGATGGAGCGCCCGGCCTCGAGGGTTTGGGCTGGGCCGAGCTTGCCGTCGGGCTTTTCGGATGGCAGGGCCCACTCGCCGTAGTTGCTGAAGTCCGGGAACTCGCGGACAACGATGCGTGACCCGTCCTCGTAGACGAGCAGCCAGAGGCAGAACCAATTGCGGGCGCCGGCGGGGTCGCAGACCATGTACAGGGTGCCGCCCGGGGGTACTTTGGATGACGGGATGCAGTGGATATCGGGGCGGAAACGGGCGAAAGCCTTCCCTATGTTGTCCGAGGCCCAGCCGTAGGCCCGGGTCAGGATCTGCCCCATGGGCGAGGTGACGAGCTTGCTCTTCATCTCGTCGAAGGGGTTGTACGGGTTGTCCTCGGAGTAAAAGAAAACGGTTTTGCGCCTGGTTGCGGGCTGCTCCATGACCCGGGGAGCTTTGCCGGGTGGCCACGTAGGCAGGCCCTGCTTGCCGGCTAAGAGTTCGCCGGTGCCCCAGTTCTTGACCTGTGATCCCGCGGTGAACTCCTTGTATACGCTGGCTACGCCCTCGAGGGGTGTCTGGGTCACGAGGAGTTTGCCGCGGCGGGTGATCAGGCGGTAGCGCAGTGTGTCCACCCAGGACTGAGGAACGAGCTCGTCGCACCAGATCAGGTCGGCCTCGCGGCCCTCGATGGTGTTCTCGGATTGCGTGTAGTTCAGGAAGTCGCAGCGGGAGCCGTTGGGCAGGATGAAACTGCCGTCGGTGAAGCCGTTCTTGCGGCTGTAGTTTAGATAGTGGATACGGCCCTTCTTGGTGGCCCGGAGGGCGACAGGCAGGTAGTTGTAGATTGCGGGCTGCTGGACTGTGACCGAGGTGGCGTGGCTTGTGTGGCAGCAGAGTACGCTGGCGTTTTCTTTTTCGATGAGAGTTTGAACCACGCGGCGTGCGGCCCAGAGGGTTTTACCTGCGCGGTTGCCGCCGGAGATGAGGAGCTCTTGGGTGGATTGGAACTCGGTGTTGGCGATTTCCCAGTGGTCGGGGATGAAGCCGTAGGTGTAGGGGTCGGCCTTCTCGAGGAGCACGAGCTGGGTGCGCTTCTGCTTGAGCTCAAGTGCGCGGGGGTGATGGGCGTCTACCCGGGGGATGACGGGGTGCAGCGGTTGTTCATTCCACCAGGTGTCGTTGCAGTGGTCGGAGCAGAAGCGTTTTTGCTTGGAGCCGGTGCGGACCTTGATGATCTCGAAGGGCTTGGAGCAAGTGAGGCAGAGGTTGGGTGGTTGGCTCATTTCCTAATATTTTTCGGTTTGGGAAACCCGTCGACTTTTACCGTTCCCGCGGATTGCCCGACCCCCTCCCCCCGGGGGCCCGGGCGGCCTGGTGGCTGCCTTGTGTAACGGGGTAGGACATTGGGTCTTCCGATGGGTGCTGACGTGCGTTTCGATCAATGTTTACGGGCCTTTGCTGCGTGTTGGCATCACCAAGTGAATATAACTGCTATTGTAGGCATGAGTGCCCGAAACAGGCCTAAAAGCGTGGTTTTCAGTGGGTCAGCGGGTGGAGGGGTAGGACATTTCGGGCCATTACCTAAACCAAGTCGGGCGTCTGCTCGTCGTTCACGGGCGTTACATCGCGCTCTTTCAGGTCCTTCATCAGGTCGCGGTGGTTTACTGAGGCCGTCATTGCGAGATGGATGCTGGTGGGCTGGCCTTTGATAGTAGCCAGCTTGTCTGTTAGCACAGCTACTGATACGGGTAAGCTACGATCATCAATGAAAGCCATTGATTCCTGAGCCAATCTTCTTGTCCCTTTCCAGATTGCGACCTCCAAGAACCCTACAACGTCCTTCCGCCAGTCCTCTTCGTTCTCAGGGTAGTCGACCGGAACCTTGACTCCTCTGATGTACTTGAAGGCGGTGTGCTCGCTCAACCCTGTCTCTGAAGCAATGGTGGCAAGTGACTTGTTGGCCACGATACCCTCCACAATCTTGTCAGCCTTGTCTTGGTCTAGCTTAGAGTTTGGGTGCTGGTTAGCCGGCGGCTTGACGTAACCAACCTCTTCTGCGGCTTTCCTGATCTTATCCTTGAACTCCTTGGGCAGCTTGGGGTCATCACGCAGTGCCCACGTTACGCGGTTTCTGTCTGTCCCGGCCTTTGCCGCCACATCATTCAGTGACGCCCTTGTCTTCTTACCCGGCATAAGGCGCAAAGCTATAGGGGAACTCTCCCCAATGGTTGAGCTGTTTCTGGGGCTTCATCGAGTAGTGCTTCACGCCTGCCAGGGTCATCCTAACGGCTGCAGCGTAATCCTCACTGAGATACTCGAGTTTGCCGGGCATGGATTCCATGGCTAGTGGCATCCACAGGGTCGGGAAGCGCTCGACACGCACATCCTCGCACCAGTCGATCCTGTATGGATTCTGCACTCCTGACCCTCCCAGCGCATCAAGTGTCGCTATAAGGCATTTACGGGGGATTGCGAGGCATCCGGACGCGAACATCGTAATGGGCACCAGCTCCGCTGCGCACTCCGCGCTATTGACTTGATGCTTCAGGGCCTGCAGGTGCTCCACCTTCGGGCGCAGGGCCGGCCTGGGTGGAAGTGAGCGACAGGGGTAGGGGATGCAGACCGTTGCTTGGTGCTCATGGGCTAGGGACGCCATGCGGATCACATCGGCTGCAGTGAACTCGATGTCGTGGTCGAGCTGGACCCAGACGTCTTTGCCCGAGTCGAGGAACCATTTGGTCGCACGGCACCGGGACCGGCTGATGAGGGCATCCTCCCGGATGGTGCGTAGATCGGTCTGGCGGTCTGATCGGGCGAACGTGGCCGTCAGATCGACCCAGGACATCATGCACGCGGCACTGATGCCACCGTAGGCGTACAGGCTGACGTGTATGGACGGGCGGGCGCCTGCCTGGGTTAATTCCTGCGGCTTGCTGGTCGGCTGCTCTGCGTAAATGAAGGGATCTGCCATCTGAGGGGATGATGCCTTTTGTGCGATCATGGTTCAATGTCCTTTCGCTGGCTTACAAGGAAGAGCTCGTGCCCCTTGCTGATCAGGTAGACCACGCTGCCTCGGGGCACTTGGCAGGCCGCGGCTACCTCGTTGAGCGAGAGGCCACGGTCGCGCAGGTAGTAGGCCTTGCGGGCCAAGTCCGGCGTATGGCGCTGCTCGGTTACTTCATCGAAGGCCTCGATCACCGGGTCCGGTGTACCATCAGCCTTGAATGCCATGTCTTTGGGGTATGATAGCCAGCCACGCTGCAAACCTATTTTAACAAGGTGCGGTGCCTCCATCAGTAGTTTCGTTGTGTTTGTTACTATCATAACAGTGAGATATCTAGTGGTGTAGCGGGCAAGTGCTGCCTACCCTTGCCGCTTTTGTCTCCTATAAGCTGGAATATGCGTTGCCTATGTGCCTTGCCTTGGGTGCCGGGGTGGATAACGCAACCAAACCTCCCGTCTGCCTGGATGACTAAGTGGTTGCGTTGTTTGTCCCCTCCTTCCTCGGCACAGGCTGGGCATTGCCCGATCAATTTCGAGCCAATTTTACGCAGGCCTACCGCGGTCAAGCACTGTCTAGTGTTTGGGACGGATGGGACGGCATTTTCCAACTCCATTCCTACTCTGAACACGTTTTTGCCTCCTTTACTCATCTTGCACCGAGTTGAAAGTTGCCGTCCTCCGTCCCAAACGCTTGACAACGCTTGACCAATCAAGCCATTTCCGACGAGGTCAACACTACTTTCATGTAGCCTCGCGTCTGCTGTTGTTGACCGTCACTGCGGTGAATGTGGTTCGACGGTATGGCCTGGTGGATTTCCAGCATGAGTTCCGCTGCCCTACGCTGGAAGCGTTTCTCCGGTTCAGGCCCCCATTCCTTGTTGTTGCACATCGTCATGTAGGCAGCATACAGCTCCTCGCTTGTGATACTATCCGACGACATACTGCTTGCCCGGATGTGATTGACTACAAAGTATCTCACACTGTCGCTTTCGCTCAACAAGTTGTCTATCATACCGCGCTGCCTCTCGCTGACCGGGAACGGCCTGCCGGCCTGCATGACCCTGCATAGATCCTCAGCGCCCTCCAGGAACCAGTTCAATATACCGCTGCCCTCCCGCTCTATCATCACATCGTGATAATTCGGGATCACCTTCTCCGGCTTGGGCTGGCTGAAGTCGAGCAGCAGCAACCGCCGGGACCACGCCCCCAAGTCTCCCTGCACGTTCACCTTCAGCCGGCTATTGGCCGTCACGATCACGTTCCAGTCGCCCACCACGGCCTTGGCACCGCTCTTCCCCTTGAACTCCACGGCCAGCCTGTCGCCGCCGGTCAGCGCCTTGAGGAACTGGCTCTCCTCGCAGTTCAGGAAGTCCGGCGGCACATCGCTGCCAATCAGCAAGGTCCTGTCATGGAAGTTCCCCAATTCAAACCGGCTGCCCAGGTGATTCGTTCTCAGCTCGCTGCAGTTCTCATCCCCGACCAGCCGCCTGACCAATCCCGCCACCGTGCTTTTCCCGCCGCCGCCCGTTCCCGTCAGCAGCAGGATCACCTGCGGCCTGTTCCGCTGCAGCAGCGCCAGGCCGCCCCACCTTTGCAGCAGCAACTGATCCTCCCGCTCGGGCAGCGCATGATCCAGGAAGGCCTGCCACATCCCGCTGCCGGCGCCCTGCACATACCTTACCGGCGTCTGGTTCCTCGACATCCACTCCGGGCCGAACCCGTGCATGGCATAGGGCACGCTCCTCAGGTCCACCATCACATTGCTGCAGTGCACCACGCTGTCGGGCCTTGAGAACGGATTGCGCTCGACCTGCAGCGCCCCGATCAGATCGACCACCTGATCCGCGAAGCTCACTGTCAGCCGCGTCAGGAGCGCCGGCAGCCGCGGATCATCCGTAGACGCCATCTGATCCAACAGAACGCGCCTTGCGGTCTCCAGGACGCGCTGCTGCATCTCCTCGCGGCTCATGGATATCCAGATCCCCCTGTCCGCGGCATACCAATAGTGCTGCCCGGTCTGGGCATCGAAGAGCAGCCGCTCCTTGTGCGCCATGTAGCCCGCGAAGAAAGTCGGGTGCAGGTTACCAGTGCCGCTCCTTCCGAACGTCCACGGCACCCCATGCAGCCGAAGCAACTGCGCCATCTCATCCCTGCTGCCCGGCACCGGCCAGCCCTCGGGCCAGCGTATCTGGCTGAACTCCAGCGCCACCGGCGGCCTGTCCACCAGCACGCTATACTCGCACCCGCTCGGGTGCAGGCCCTTGACCGTGCTCAGGTTCCCGGTGCTCCGCCACTCGTACAACGGCTTGCCCAGCATCCGCCCATTGACCTCGACCATCTCCGTGGTACTCCGCTCCGCGCACGGCTTGGGGTAGGCGCCCGTGATCCTGACGCCCACCTGTGCGCCCCGTTTACCCTTCCACCTCGCACTGCCCTGCAGCACCGGGTTGACCTTCAGGAACGCCTCCAGACTGCCCTCATCGTCGAAGTCAATCGCGCACAGCCCGCCGGAGAACTCCCCGAGCCTCACCGCCACATTCCCGTGCTCGAGCATGGCCCGGTACACGTCCCTCTTGGTACTCTCCATGGTCTCCTGGGTGTACTTGACCATCGGAATCTTGGTCCCCGGGCTCTGCGGCACCATGAAGAGCGGCGTGCCCAGCCAGCCCTCGATCTCTTGCGTCGTCATCATAGCAGTTCCTTGATCAGCACTCTGAAGGCTCGTTCTGCGGTTGCGGGAACGACTCCATTCCCAAGCAATCGCAGCTCATCCGTTCGATTGTCACCGGAGACACACAGCTCGGCATAGTCCATCCCACCGGCAGGCCCATCAGCGTCTCCACCCAGCGGGGATTGAGTTTGCCGGATGACTCCATTGCCACCTTGGTCGTCAGGAATAACTGCTTGTTGATCCCCTGTGCCTTCTTTGCATCCGCTATCTGCTGCCACTTCACCGGATCCGCATTCGCTCCCGGCCTGCTGTCCCCATCCGCTGATGGTGTTGGCCATGACCGCTTCACCTGCTGATCCAGCTTGTCGGTCATGCTCCCGTCCTTCTGCCTGTGCGCTCCGGTCGATACGGTGGCTGTCTGCCATGTCTTCACCTGCGCCGTCAGCGGCATCGTCGCCACATCCCCCTTGGCTTGCCTCTTCGCCCATGTCTCCGGGTTCTCGTCCGTTGTCTTGCCGGCTCTCGGTGTCGCCCACGACTCTGGGAGGCTCCCAAGCGTACTGCTGCTCGCCGGGACGGCTGGGCCATGCACTTGATTGGATAAAGTCAGATTGAACCCCTTCGGAAACGCTTCCGTTATTGTGTGGCCCTTCCACTCCCTGGCTGATGGCGTTGCCCACGTCTTGACCACCACCGTCGTCAGGCTCTCCTGGCTGCCCTTCATCCCTCGGGACCGATCCTGAAAGCCCTGCCGCACCTCCGAGGCCACTGGCGACGGCCATTGAGCCATTGCATTGGGAAGCGTGTCTGCTGGGTGTCCCTTCCGTTCCTGTCTCCCGGAACCACTCTCTCCCTTGTAATCCCTTGTCGCAGCGGTTGGCCAGGATGAACACCCGCTTGCGTTGGTGTGGTGCTCCGCATTCAGACGCTGAGAATATGCCCCACGTCGTTCGATAACCCATTCCTGCCAGGTCTTCAATAACGTCGGACAGCCCCAGGCTGATATGTCCTTCGACGTTTTCAAAGAAACAGATCCGAGGTCTGAGAAGTCGAATACCATCTGCAATCCACGGCCACAGGTGCCGCGGGTCTTGCTTTCCTTTGCGCTGACCTGCTGCACTGAAGGGCTGGCAGGGATATCCCCCAGTGAGGATGTCCACGCGGTCACGAAATGCTTCCCAAGGGAAGGTCTTAAGATCCGTCCAGATAGGTGCCGGGTCCATGAGTCCCGCCTCCATTTTGCTGACCAGATTCGCAATTGCGAAGGCTTCGATCTCACAAAGAGCGATTGTGCGCAGACTTGGGATTGCTCGTTTGAGTCCAAGCTCAATGCCTCCGTATCCAGCGCACAGGCCAATGTGTGTAACTGCTTTGGAAGTATCCATGTCATTCCGCCCTCCTCTCAAATGCCAACGCCTCCTCTGATATAAACCAGCCCTTCGGCCACTCGGTCAGGTAGATCCCGCCCAGCGTCCGCACCCGGCTCAGGGCCACGTAGGCCTGCCCGGGCTCCCGGGCCGCCCTGATGTCAATCCTCGCGGCATCCAGGGTCAGTCCCTGCGCCCGGTGTATGGTCATCGCGTAGGCCAATCGGAGCGGGTATTGTTGGACGGTCACCCCCAGCGACTCAAAGAACCATTTGCGCCGGCCCAATGAAATCTTCTCACCGCGGCTCTCGACCACGATGTCGCTGCCTCGGAACTCAACCACCCGGCCCACCTGCCCATTGTAGAAACCCTGCTCCGCATCATTAGCGGTGAACATGACCGCAGCCCCGGGCTTCAACTGCAGCACCCGCGGCGTGCTCATGTTCTTGGTGGCGAACTCCACCGCCTGGTCAACGCCCTTGACCTCGGAATCGAAGACGGCAATCGGGCCATCAATACTGCTCAAGCGGTAGTTGTTCCACTTATCCACTTGCACATTGTGCGTCATCAGCCGGGTGATGTGCTCCGGCGGGTTCATCCTGAGCGCACTGCGCAACAACTGGTTGTCCCGCGGCTTCATCCTACCCACCCGGAACCCACTCAGCATCTCGATGAAAGGCACGTCATTCTGCCGCCGCACCTTCTCGAGTTTGATCGTCTTGAAGTCGGCCTCCTCCCAGGCCTTGCTCAGGAAGGCCCAATCGTAGGGCTTGCTCTGGTCGGTCCTGACCGGGGGCAACTGCAGGAAGTCGCCCAGGAAGATCACCTGTAACCCGCCGAAGGGCCGGCTGTCTTCTCTGATCCGCTTCACCCAGAAGTTCAGGAAGTCGAGGTGCCGGCCCGCCATCATGCTGATCTCGTCGACCACCAGGACATCGGTGGCCCGAACGCGCTTGCGGGCGCCATGAATCGAAGGCTGCTCCTCCAGCCGCTCGGCAGCCTGCAGGAAGTCCTCGCCATCCTGCGGCCCCAACTGCATCCCGCACCAGCGGTGCACGGTGGTCCCGCCCACATTCAGCGCTGCGATTCCTGTCGGGGCCGTGATGGCCACGTCCCGGACCCCCGCAACCCTGCTCAGGAACTCCCGCAGCAGCGTGCTCTTGCCGGTGCCCGCCTGCCCCGTGAGGAAGACGTTCCCGAACGATGTTGCCCAGACCATGAAACGGTCCTCGGGCGTCGGATCGAAGTCGTCCCCGATCACATGGACAGACGGGCTGGCAATCATTTGATCAGTAGGTAGGGATCAGGATGTCGGCCACCTGCTGCGTGAGCTGCACATCCCGCAGGCAGTAGTTGATCGCCGCCTCGCGGTCGGTCTTGAAGAGCTCGCTGAACATCGCACCGTTGCCGGCCTTGTCGCCCAGCCCGAGGTGCCTGGAGATCGCGGCCAAACTCCCGTGCGCCCGGTTGTCACCGAGCTGCCATGACTCCCGCAGGTCGACGATCAGGTCATTCCAGTACCTTCCGTTCCTCAGCCAGTAGGGCACCGTCACCCGGTGCTTCCATGACCGCTTAATCAGGTAGGGCAAGTCGAACGGCTTGGTATTGAACCCGATCAACTGCGGCTTGCGCTCGAAGCTGTCCAGCAGCGACCAGAACTGCACCAGCATGGCCTTCTCGCCATCGGTGTCGGCGCACAGCACCGCGGGGGCCTCGTGTTCAATCCGGTAGCCAATGGCCAGCACCTGGCCGCTGATGGCATCCAGTGCTGCATTGCGGATGTAGTCGCTGACGTGGTTCTCCTCGGCACGCTGGATCTTCTCGGCGATCAGGTCCGGATTTTTGGTGTTCCCGAGTTTCACATTGCTCGGGTCAAACGGCGGGATGACGAGCTCGCTCAACGGGAGCGGCCCTGTCTCGATGTCAAAGTAGATACGTGGATTTGCTGGCATATGCTAAAACGAGTTGAATTGGTAGTTGTGCGTTTGTCCGCGGATGCGCACCCCCCGCTGCTTAACCATGAGTCCCCAGCAGCAACAGGCTGCCGGAAGGTGTTAGATAGGCTTGCCGCAGTGCGGGCAGAGCTTCTGCTGCTTGGGCTGCTTGAGCATGACGCCCACACCCAGCCAGTCGCAGATCTCTCCGTAGCTCTTCCATCCGAAGCCCGTGACGGCATTCGGGTGCAAGTGCCCGGAGGTGTAGAGTTGCAGCGCGTGATCGCGGTCCTTCACCGCCATGCGCTCGAGGATGTTGAATGTCCGGGTGCTGAATGGCCAGCCCCACTGCTCCTGGATGGCGGCCTTGGCCTTGGCAGCCAGGGCGATCTGACTGACCCGCTGCTTGCTCAGGCCGAGCACCTGACCGATGCGAGTGATCGGCTGTCCCTCAGCCCGCATCTGCATGACCTCGGGGATGAGGTGCGCGAGCTTGGAGTACTTCTTTTTCGGGGCTGTCATGGCCTCAGTAGTTGATGTCATCCTCTTCCTGCTTGATCTGGGCTTCCTCATCGGCCTTGAACTTGGCCTGGTACCAGACCAGCGCACCGATCAGGCGCTTGTCGTCCGCGGTCTGCTTGACCTCGGCACGGGCCTTGGGCAGCCAGTGCTCAATCAGGCTCGTGATGCTCTCCTCGGTCAGCTCCCGGAGCTCGATGCCCTTGTGCTTGCCGACGTGCACCTTGATCTTCGACGGGTCATCGCTCGGGGGCTGCCCGCCGCCCGTGGTCTTGCGGAAGCTCGAGTCACCGCTGGCCGGCGCTGCGTTGCCCTCGGCACCATCCTTCGCGGGCCGGTCCTGCAGCCGGACCCACAGCCCGCTCGGGGTCAATGCCTCGCCGCTCTTGTGCGGCATGATCAGTTTGATATTCGCGTAGGTTTTGCTGCCGTCCTCGCTCTGCTCGTGCCCGATGACAATGCTGGCCGGGCGCCCGAGGAGGCTCTCCAGATCCAAGCTCTTGTTCTCATGGTCGTTCAACTTTCTCCCGAACCAGTCCTTGAGGAACTTGGTGAGCGCCGCCTTCTCGTGCAGGCTCGGCACCATCGGCTTGGTCATCACCACCCAGGGCTGCATCGGGTCCCGGCTGTCGTCGATCAAGTCGATCTCGAACACGAATTTGAATTTCTGTTTCACCCCATACTGCGTCTCGTACTCCTTGAGGGGAGACACGTCCACGCACACCGCCCGGCCCGAGAACTCGGGGCACGGCGCGAAGTCCTTCTTACCGCCTGTTGCACTGATTATCATGTTATCGTCTTACTTTGTGTTTTTGTTGTGTTGAGCCGAGGCCTGTTTTTCGACCTCGGAAAGCTGCTTCGCCATCCTGCTGTACTGATCCCAGTACTCGGGCCAGGTTGACTTGATCCTGCGGAGGTTCTGCTCGTCGGCAACGAGTGCCGCAGCACCGAGCTTCCTGACAAAGCTCCCGCCGTACTCCATCATCGTCTCAATTGTCTTCCTGTCGTTCACTTGGATGCCTTTCCCCGGCGTCGTGTCCAGAAGCTGGTGAACTCCATCTTTTTGGCCCGTGCTGCCCGGAAGGCTGCACCGACTTCGCCGCGGGCTAGTACCCGCAATCCATCCCCCTCGCGCTGAATCTCTTTGGCCGATTTCATTGCATTATAAAGTCGAAGTTGTTCCGCCAGCTATCGTTCAGCCGGTTGTAGGTGTCGCCCTTGATCTTCCACGTCCTAGGGTCCCTGGTGCTCCCGGTGTGCCGGCATTTGATGCGCACATCCAGATCCTGGATGGCGATGTTCCTGAGCCGGTGGTCGACCGGCAGCTCGTGTAGCTTGGTGCTCATGCTCGGAACTTCAGGCCCTCTACCAGGCTGATGCAGGTGTCCAGGATCTCCCGCTGCTGCTGCAGTGCCTGCAGCTTCTGCGCCCGTAGCTCCTCGATCTGCCGCAGCGCCTCGGCCAGACCGGCCTCGAGCCCGCGGGCGAACTGCGCCGGGCAGACCTCGTTCGCCGGGTAGGTGTGCACCACCTCGTCCCGATTGATTGTGAATGCGACGGCGTCGACCATCGGTGTGGGTGTTCTCATGGTTTCTCGCTTAATTCTTTGATGATCTTGGTCCTAGCTCGTCCCTTTGCTTTGACGATGAGTTGCAGGATGATGATGGGGTCCACGGTTGAAACGTGCTGCCAGTATGGTCTGGCTGCGTCGAGTTCCCGTGCGCGGTCGATGTCTACTACAAGCACCTCGCTGGTCATCTTGTGCCGGTAAACGAACGCGACGTTCACGGCTTCCCCCTCTCCTCCTCCACCCAGTCCTTCCACAACAGCAGATCCGCTCTCATTGCGTCGTTCTCCTCTTCCAGCTTGTTGATTCTTTCAGCCATTCGATTGAGTTCGCGGACAATTCCAATCGGATAAATGTCTAGTAGTTGACGATCATCTGGGGTGTGGATTAGGAAGCCGTGAACAGAACCTAAGTTCCGCAGCTTCGTGTATTTGTAGCGGCTCATTGCTTCCCCCTCTCCTCCTCCAAAATCTGAAGCATTTGACTCGCCACCTGTCCGTCCGATCCGTCCCTAAAGTATGCCATACTCGCTCGGTGGATGCGGTCCTCCAGTTGTTTGATCCGCTCGGCCCTGTCCTCGTTCAGAACAACGTCCGCAACCAGCACAGCGTGCTTGTTTTTCGCGTCCATTAGCTGCTCCTCAAGCCGCTTGATGCGTTGCTTTGCTTCCTCAGCCCCTTCGCGGAGCTGGATGTTTGATTTGCGGAGTCGCTCAATCTCAAGTGTTGCTTCTTGCAGCTCGGTTTCCAGTTCTATTGCGAATCCAACCCATTGCCTTGGGCAGTTTCGTTGATTTACGAATCCCTGAGCGTTGCCAATCGCATCCAACAGCCTGTCGGTTCTGTATGTGTAGCTCATCGGTTGCTCCTCCCATGCTCAATCACAGCCTGCACACCGCGCCGGCTGCATCCGACCGCCCGTGCGATCTGATCCCGGCTGGCCCCGTTGTCCCACATCCGCCACGCCAGACCGCTGTCGAAGGCCTCGACGGCCTGCGCCAGGTTGCGTGACATCTGCCGTGCCTTCACCTCTACCGGAAAGCTGATCCAACCAGCCTTCACGCCTGCAGCGATTGGATTCACTGGAGGCCCTCCGCAATCATGGCGTGCTCCAAGATCAAGATGGCATCCGCTGTCTTCAGCGTGATACCTAGCGACGGCTGACGCTGCTGCGCCAGTTGCTTCAGGTGGGCTTTCCAGCGTGTGCCGTGGGTCTTGCTGTTGCCGGCCTGTATCGTCTTCTGCCAGCGCTGTGGGGGCACCTCAATGCAGCGTGTAAGCATGGAGGCTATGAGGCCGTGCAGGAATCCTACGTTGCGCCCAAAGTTGAACATGGCGCTGCCCGGTGCTCCCTTGCCGCCGATGTAGCCTCCCACTTTTTCAATGTACACCACGTCACTCTGCGACAGGTAGTTGATCATCACCTCACGCACGTCGCCGTCGGTGTCGGGCATAGGCTCAACAACCACACGGTTGTTTGCGAAGTGCGCGATGCCACCGCTTGCTCCTGGGTCGATAGCTAGGATGCGCTTCACTTGGATGCCTTTCTCAGCCAGGCCTGAATGGCCTTGTCGGCCACGGCCTGCAGTTTGAGGCCGGCAGCGAGGCAATAGGCCCGTAGCGCCTTGTGGGTTTCGCTGGTCACGTTTATGGTCTTGGGCTTCAATTGTTTTTGATATAATTCACTTTAACAGATGACGCAGGAGGCATTATTGGCATTGATTCAATATACTCAGCGGCCTTTTTGTAATCTTGAGCAGCATTTCGCATATCCGAAATGATGTTATGAGAGATCTTTGATGAACACATCAAACACATTATCAAATCAAACGGTGTTTGATACTTTGTTTCGCCATCTTTGCCGTTTTCTGCGTTTGTATGAAAGAAGTTAAACCATCCCCATGATGGTATCTTTAGCTTCTCAGAACATAGGTCGCAATGTGTCTTGCCGTGGTCTTCTAGCACTGAATAGCAGTTGATGATCATATTATTTGAGGTGTTTTTGAACTTTATTCCAGTAAGCCTGAGTTGCCGTCTTCTTGTTGTGCCCTTGGGGACCCCCATTCCAGATCCGCGCCTGCTGCTCGGTCGTCTTTCCGCGTCCGTAGTGCTCGAGGTAGGCCTCGCACACAGCCCGGGCAGCCACACGGTTGGTCATCTCGGAGTGCCGGTAGTTGCTCCCGGTGATCCGGTTCACATCGAGGACCACACCGCGGTGGATCTGTAGTGGCCCTAGGGCGCGTCCGTTGTCGCCGATGGCAAGATCATTGCCCGAGGACTCGACGATGATGAGTGCGCTGATGAGGTTTGAAATGGTTGTCATGGCTTGGAGAGTGTTGCGCGTTGGCCGGTCGCGCCCCCGGTTGGATGGTATTCGCCCCATCCGGGCGTAAAGTTATCGGGTTTTATGGTGAATCACCTGCGCCCTATACAAGACAGCCAATTCCCAAGAGATCACTGCATCCCGCACGGCAGATGCCAGGCCGTTCCAATCGTTTTCCGGTACGTTGATGGTGGAAGCCTTGGTGTAGGCAATGAATCCGCGATCAGCCTCAATGGCTGCTGCGCCTTGCTTTAGCGCAACGGTAAGACGCTGCACCGATTCCTGACTGCAATCGTTGCGCAACTCGGCGCAGACGTTTCGGACTTCAGATTCAATTGTGTTGCTCATGGTGTTGTTCCTTTCGACGGAAACAATCTGCATGAAAACACTTTACTCGTCTACAGAGAAAACTGTTTTTCTGTAGATTTTGAAGAAAACCCAATGTTTATGCGGGTCAAACAGGGGTCACTCGGGCGCGAACTTGCTATCGAACTCGGCCTTCGGGCGGACGTAAAAGGTGCCGTCGTCGAGCCGGCGGTAGATGACCACCTGCCAGCGGGTCTCGCCTAGGCGATACTGCGCGTCGTCGGAGATGACCTCGACTAGGATGTCGCGGTTGGAGCGGTTGCGGTATCTCATGGCCACGCGGTATAGACCACCGTGCCCTGGCCGTTTGCGTCGACCAGCTCGACGGCGTTGACGCCCTTCAGCTTGCCCAGTGCGGCCAGGAGCTGCGTGTCGTTGGTGGCCTGCGCGATGCAGGTCGACACGATGTCGGCGTCATCGTACGAGGCCGACAGGTTCTCCTTGGTGCGGTCGCGCCAGACGCGCACCACGCGCCCGTTGGAGAGGTTCACGCGCCGCATTGACTCGACGCACGGGAAGGAGTGTTTCATCAGAAGCCCGACTCTAGGTCAGCGTGACCGATTTCCAAGTTGTTCCGTTGTGAATGTGCAGCGTGTTGCTGTTGGTGTTGAAGAACATCGGCACGTTGGCTCCCGTCACGTTGGTCGGAGTGCTGGACGGGTTGCTGCTTGAGGCCGGGATGTAAACGAACCCATCGCCCATGGACGAGTAGCCGCCAGGCCCGATGAAGTCGCCGCCGTCCTGTACCCAGGATGCCTCCTTAATCAGCTTGCCGGTCGACCCGTCGAATAGCGCGAAGGTGTTGTTTGTGCTGCTGCTCGGGCCCACCACGTCGCCACCGCCACCGCCGCCCGTCGCTGCGATGGTGATCGAGCCCTGGCCATTTGTGATCGTGATGCCGGTGCCCGCGGTCAGTGTGGCCTTGTCCCACACCTCGTCGACAGCATCACCGATGAGCAACTGCCCGTTGACCGTTGGCGCTGTGTGTCCTGTGCCACCGTTATCGGCATTCAACGTGCCGGCCATCGTGAGCGTTCCTGCGCCCGTGATAGGCCCGCCACTGAACGACAGGCCGGTAGTTCCACCCGAGACAGCGACCGATGACACGCTGGCGCCTGCAGCGATTCCATTCAGCTTCGTTGCATAGGCGCTGCTCATGTAACCGTCGGACACATTGGATGCCGCGATCTGAGATATCACCGGCGTGGTCGTCGGGTTGGTCACGCCCAGGCCGCCCCCTGAAACACTCACGCTGGTCACCGTACCTGCATTGCTCGTGTATCCGCTGGGATTGGTTGCCGGATAAGCTCCGAGAGCAGTCAGTGCCAGGGCCGCAGTGGTCGCTCCGGTTCCGCCATTGGCGATGTCCAGAGTGCCGGTCATCGTCACCGAGCCCGATGTGGTGATCGGGCCTCCGGTGAATGACATCCCGGTGGTTCCGCCGTTCACACCCACCGAAGACACGCTCGCGCCCGCGGTGATGCCGTCCAGCTTGGCCGCGTAGGTGCTGGTCATGTAGCCGTTCTGCGTGCTGGTAGCCACGTTCTGGCTGATGACCGGCGTGGTGCTGCCGGTGGCCACGCTGATGTTCGCACCGCCCGTGGCCGACACGTTGGTCACCGTGCCGACATTGGCCGTGTAGCCCGCTGGGTTGCTGTTGGGGTAGGCGTCGAGGTTGGTGAGTGCACCCGCAGCCGTGGTCGCCCCGGTGCCGCCCTTGTTGATGGGCAGCGTGCTGGTGATCGTGCCTGCGGAGCCCAGCACGTCGATGTTCCACGTGCCGGTCGCCCCGGTGCCATCCAAGGCCGGGATGTCGGTGCCGATGCCTAGGCCGAGGTTTGTGCGGGCTCCCGATGCCGACGTAGCGCCAGTGCCTCCGGAGGCCACAACCAGTGTGCCGGTCATCGACAGTGTGCCAGCGGATGTCACAGGGCCGCCTGTGAAGCTGAACCCGCTTGTCCCGCCGTCGGCGTTCACGCTCGTCACGCTGCCTGAGGCCACCGCGGCATTCAGCACGGAGCCGGACATGGACAGGTTGGTGCCGAGCGTGATCTCTTGGATCGTTGCTCCCGTTGAGTTGCTGCCTAACAGCTTGGACGTTCCCGATGCGTCCTGGATCTTGCTGTAGGTAACCTTCTTGGGGCCTATCGTCGCCGCAAAAGACCCTGTGCCAGTGCCTGTCACATCCCCGGTGAGCGTGATGGTCTGGTCGCCCGTGTTGTTTCCCAGCAGGTTTGCACCTGTGACATTGCCTGACGCAGCCACCGAGGAAGGTGTGATGGCGCCCAGGGCCAGACTGATGGCCGGGGTTGTGGTCGGGTTGGTGACGGTTCCACTGACGCCATTGGCCGTGGTGACCGACACGCTGGTGACCGTTCCACCGTTGGACGTGTAGTTGTTGGGATTGGACGCAGGGTAGGCACCAAGGCTTGTCAGGGCCCCGGCCTCGGTAGTGGCGCCGGTCCCGCCCGAGGCAACGGCCAGGACGCCGCCTAGCGTGATAGTGCCGCTGGTGGTGATGGGGCCGCCCGAGGTGGTCAGGCCTGTCGTGCCGCCCGAGACGTTGACGCTGGTCACACCGCCACCCGTAGGTCCCGGAGGACCGGCAGGCCCGGTGGGGCCCGCAGGACCCTGAGGCCCCTGCAGGCCGCCGGCACCGAGAGGCTTGGTGGCTCCGGTGTCGAGCCTGGTGATCTCGCAGACTGTGTAGGTCTCGTCGATGCTGGCCAGCGACACGGGACTGCCGAGGTGATCGGTGCCGTTGGTCGCGATGTAGTACTCGATGCGGTAGACCGTGTCCTTGTGCGGGATGATCCGCACGTTCATGTCCAGGTACTGGTTGGACTGGTTGGACACGTCCACCGACACGCTGTATCCGATGACCACCGCGTTGGTGATATCGTACAGCCGCATCCGGGTCTTTCCGGTGTGCCGGAAGGCGCTGATGTTGCGCACCTGGTATGACCCGGCGGCCAGTTTGAAAGTGTTGCTTTCCAACTGCAGGATCAGCCCGTTGGGATCCGACTGGATCGTGTTCAGCTCCCGGGTCGTCCAGGTCGTGGCAACGCCCGTCCCGCCGCTGGTGCCGCTGGCCTTGGTGTCGGTCAGCACCGCCACCTTCAGGGTCAGGCTGTCGACGTCCTTCCTCAGCTTGTTGATGAGGATCGTGCTGGTCTGGCTATCGTAGCTCATTTGTTCTTACGTCGGAGGATGCGTTGGGCCTCGTCAAGGCTGCTAGCGATTCCTATCAGGCTGCCTGCGGGGCCGTAGAGGCGGAAGGAGCCCTTGGTCTTGCCTGGGATAGCCCGGAAGCCCCCGGTGAAGGTGTAGGCACCGGGCATGGAGGAGTCGGGCTGGGGCATCATGTCCGCCGGCATATTGCGGATGGCGATTGCCGCAGCCACGCGCCTAGGAGGAACGGCCCACAGGTTCTCCGGATCGAACCGTTCAATCTCAGTCGCCTTCTTCAGTCGGACAGGATCCTCCATGCCGTCGTACAGAGCACCGTAGAGCTTGTAGCCCTTTTCAAACAGGTCCATGGCCTCGCGGTGGTCCTTGACGCTACGGCCCGAGGCCATGTCGCCGGCGGGCATGAACCTGATATCCTCCGAAGTAGCCTTGAAGCGCTGCGAGAGCGGGATGACGTTGCCTTGGGCATCCTTGGTCACCGGGTCGGCCAGTTTGACCTGACTTGAGTCGGCCACGTAGTAGATCCGCTCATTGCCAGGTAGCTCGACAATGCCGGCCTTGGTGGGCTGCTTTTCCGCACTGAATCCAGACATCACCTGCCCAAGCGTTGCCGGTGTAGCTTGGAACACCGGAGCGTTTTCAGGGATGCGCAGGAAGACCCGCTTGACCTCGGGCACTGCCTTTGTCGAGGCCATCACCTTGGCTGCCTCAACGAAGCTGCTGGCCAGGTCGGCATTGATAGGCTTGAGATCCTTGGCGTGACCGCGCAGTTCCTTGATGAACTCCGGCACGTCATCAATGGAGCCCCAGTCGAACTCGGGCAGCATCCCGTCCTCCACCGAGCTGTAGCCCTTGGACGAGAAGTACTCCTGAGCAGCCACGTCATCGTCGAACAGGCGCATGGCATCGTTGGCAACGCGCAGGCCTGCATCCAGTCGCACAGCCTCGTCACCCAGGCGTTTGGAGTAGCCTTCAGCAGCCTTCTTGTCGGTGGTGAACGAGAACGCCTGGCGGGATACACCCGATGTCTCGCCACGCATCCGCTTGTCGAACACGTTGAACCCGCCTGTCGGTGTGCCGTGGTAGACAGGTCCGATGGTGTATCCCGCAGCCTTCGCAGCCTCATCGACCATCCGCTGCGCTGCCTGAGTGTCGCCCTGCTTCACCGCGGAGAGGTAGTCGGTGTCGGAGGGCATATACCGCTGGGCGCCTACTTCGCCGGCTCCGGCTGCGGCTGCACTCGGTCCCGCAGGTCCTCCCGGACTCCGGCCCGCATCAGGCCCGAGACCTGCCGCACCAGCTCCTCCATCGTCGGCTCCGGACCTTTGCCGGATCTGGGGGCGCTCTTGACCTTTGACTGAGAAGACATCGAAGACTCCTTTTGCATATTTTTCTGTGCGTTTTTCCGTCTCGGCGAACTTTTGCGCGAACTCAGGGTCGCCGTAAAGGTTTTCGGTCAAGAACTTTGCGGTGGCATCCAAGCTAGAATGTCCTACCGGCTCGTTCTTGATGATGTTCCAGGTCAGCCAGTGGATGTCGAATGGCTGCGGCTCACGCCCCAGCATTTCCCGCAACCACGGGCTTTCCGCGGCGATCTTGCGCATCCCGTTTTCGATCAGGGAGTAGGCTGTCTCGGCCACCGTCTCGTTGTTGAGCATCCCGCCGATGACCTTGTAGGCTCCAGTCGTGTCCTCGGGCACACCGTTGCGGTCATATGCGAAAACCTCAGTGGAACCGCCTTGAGCCTTACGGGCTGCAGCAGCCTTCTCAAGGTGCGGGAACCACAGGTTCACCACCTGCCACCTGTCACCAACGAACACGTCATTGCGGGCCAGCGTTGCAAGAACGAACGAAAGCACCTTGTGCTTGATGCCGGCGCCTCCGAATCCCTTTTCGTTGAACTGCCGGCGCATCTGAGGACCAGTGAGGTCCGGGTTGTTAATGATACCCGTCAACTCATCCCATCGACCGTTCCACCGAGACAGCATCTCGTGGAAGGCGTTGGCGTTCTGGATGGCATTGCGTCCTACCGAAACGTCGGGAAACTCCGACATCTTGGTGCTGACGATTTCCTTCCACTGATCCTTGGAGAACTTGTAGCGCCCTTCCACCGAGTCCTCGATAAGGCGCAGGACTTTCGGCTCACTGGTCAACCTGGCCCATCCGGCCTCTTGGTTGTACGGATCCAGCATCCGGGACAGAAGGCCCCAGAACATATGCAGAGCCACCATCTTGGATGGGATTTGACCCTGACGGGCAAGCTCGTGAATGGGCTGCAACGCATTGAGGCCACCGACAGCCGACTTGACCAGCTCAGGGTTCCTTTGCAGACCGTCTTCGATGAACTTCTTGAAGGCGCCATTGTCCTGCACCCATTGCGCCAGCCGCAATGGAGCCGGAGGCACTGAGGCACGCGAACCATTCAATGCCCGGCTGTAGGCCTTGATCCATCCATCGGAATCAAGTCCTAGGGCTGGGCTGTCTTTGACCAAATCCAACGCAGCGTCCACCGCATTGAACATGGATGCGAACTTCTGCGGAGTGCCCGGGTTCAGGACGATCTTAGGCGATTTTGGATCAGCAGGCTTACCAGTAAGCTCGGTGACCGCAAACTGTCCTTTGATCTCTGGCTGAGAGATTGAAATGGTCGATCTCAGCACGGTCGGATCATCAGTCAGCTCCTTCATAATTGCGGCCTTCGCCTTCTCTTTGGCCTCGCTGATCGAGAACGCCGAGATGGTTTCAGTCGCAGTCTTTTCACGCGATGGCTTGCCTGGCGTCTTGGTCTTGTAGGTGTAGTCGAACTGGTACAACGAATTGACCGCACGCTGCCCTTTGACCGAACGGATGGCCTGGGTGGTTGGCTGGCTCGGGTCGGCTTCTGAAGCCGCCATGAACCGCGCTCCTACATCCCCCGCTTGTCGAACCGCCCCGAGTTCTTGCCGGCCTTCTTCTCGGCCTTGCGTGCGACCGACAGCGCTATCGCCACGGCCTGCTTCTGCGGTTTGCCGGACTTCATCTCGCGCCGGATATTGCTGCTGACGGACTTCTGGCTGTAGCCTTGCTTGAGTGGCATCTGCTTTCCTTTCTGCTTGGGTTTGGGTGTCGTAGATCCCGATCAGCTTGCCGTCGGGACCGTAGAGCTTGTGCTTGGCACCGCTGATGATGCGGTAGCCTTCCTCGGAGTTGATGACCGATTTGTCGCCGACGGTCTCCGCGGGCATCCAGCGCATCTTGGACTTCTGGATGGCGTCCTCCGAGATACGGGCGCGGAAGTCCATCGGGGCTGTTGAGCCGATACGGTCCAGGCGGAAGTCGCGCACAAACTTGCGCCCGCCCTTCTCCTGCTCGTTCACGAAGTCACCCAGAAACTTTGCCTTCTCTAGGCCAAAGATCTCAGCCGACCGACGGGCGCCCTCACCGGCGTCGAGGTTGGTGAAGTACGCTGCCAGGTCTGACATGAACCCGTCGACGTTGTCCCACAGGCCGGCAGCCACGCCGCCGTCGGGCGCGGTCAGCTTGTCCAAGGCACCTCGGATCTTGCTGATGTCGATGGCCTTGATGACAGGGTTGTCGGCCTTGGACAGGTAGAAGCTATAGGGCAGCACCTCGCGCTGGGAGATGCGGATGCCGCTGTTGTACTTGCTCGTGAACTTGCCGGTCAGCCGGTTCTTCACCCGGCGGGTGGCAGCACCGTAGTTCAGGAACAGGCTGTTGCCGGCGTCCATGGCCGCGTTGACGGCCCGGATCTTGTCCTTCATCCGGCTGCTGACTGCCTGGGACTGCTCAATGGCAGACAACTGCTGCGGGCTGAATCTGCCCAGGATCTCGCCATCGACCACGCGGGCTCCCGGGACGCCTTCCAGGATTGTCCTGATGGCGGCGGTGTCCTTCTCCTCGCGAACTCGGATCTCCTCGTCTGAGAGGTTCCTGACGCTGCCGTCGGGCATCTTCTCGGCCACACCGAGGTCGACCAACTGCTTGGCGGCAATCGGGTTGGAGACATCCTGCGGCTTGAGGACCTTGCCCGGGCCCTCGTTCTCCATGGTGATGCGCTCGTCCAGCTTGCGCCGGGCACGCACCAGGTCACGCAGCATGGCGTTCACCTGGGGCGAGGCCTGCTTCAAATCCGGGAAGAGCACCGAGTCGGTGGGCTTGACTCCGAACGTGCGCTCAATGGTCGCCGCGGCATCGGCCAAGGCCCGGCTGGCGTTCTGGGTCAGCGCGGAATCCAGCAACTGCCGGGTGAGTCCCGTGAATCCCTTCAGCAGTGCATCAGGCTTCTGACCGGCCAAGAGGCCAGCAAAGTGCTCCGCAGCCAGCTCTGAGGCCACGTATCCGGCCTTCTTGTCTATGGTGTCGAACTGGGCGAGCTGGTCGGCACGCTGCTGACTGCCTGCGGCCAGCTTGTCGCGGTACTCGTTGAAGCGGGCCTCAATCTCGGCGTCATTAAAAGCGCCCTCGGCCAGCTTGCGGATGACGTCACCCTCCTGAACCCAGCGCCCGACGAGCGCATCCTTGATCTCGGTGGCACCGCCCTCGAGCTGGGTCGTCTTCTCAAGAGCGTGGAAGAGCTCATGGCCGAGTGTGTAGAGCGGGCCGTCGCCGGTGCCCTTGCCGATGATGTCGGCGTTGATGACCACCGCAGGCCGGCCACCCAGATCATCAACCTGAACGCCCCGGGCTGTCCCTCCGAACTGGTCGGCAAAATCCTTGTTGTTACGGTAGATGACATCGACGTCGCCGAACTTGCCGCGGACGAGGCCCTGCAAGTCCATCAGGCTGGATGCCGCATCCACACCATGCTGATCACGCACCCGCTCAAAGAGCGCCTTGGTCGTCGGATCCTGCTGGGCATCAATGAAGCGTCCCAAGTCGCCTGCACGGGCTTCCTTGGCGGCAGCGCCGGTGAGCTTCTGGTACATCCGGCCACCGAGAGCACCGGCTGCACCTTGAACACCGCCAGAACCTAGGCCTGCAGCGGCCCCCTCTTCACCGCCTGACAAAAAGCCCAAGCCTGTACCAACTGCAGCGCCTTCGATTCCTCCGGCAATACCCCTCAGTGAGGCATCCAACGCAGCGTCCCCACCATACTGACCGACCACACCGAGCATACGTTGGCGCAGGTTGGCACCCGGGGCAGCACCGATGGCCTCCAGTGGGCCGACACGGGAGGGCTGCGTGACAAGGTTCTCGCCAGCCCGGGTCAGTGCCTCTCCGGCCTCGCGTGCGGTACGGATTCCGGCAGGGATGGCAGCGAAGGCAGCGGCCTCCGGGGCAATACCTAGGGCACCAGCAAGGCCGGCGGTCGCCGCGGTGTTGCGCAGCGCTTCTGGCGCCATCCCGAGGGCTTCCGCTGTCATACGCTCGGCAGCACCGGCAACGCGCTCCAGAGGCCTTGCAGCGCCGACAATGGCGCGCCCTGCGAGTTGGGTTCCTTTACCGACTGCACGGGTGGCTAGCTTGCCAGCACCGAGCACCTCGCCGATGCCGGGCAACGCCAGCGTCGGGTCGAGGATCATCGACACGCCCTGGTCAAACTCCGGGTTGGTCAGCTCG